TACCTGCCCCCAAAAAATGTCTGCCGCCACCGAGCTTACAAACTCAAAACCCTTGTCGCCCGGGAAAAATATCTGCTGCTCCTCGTGATTGGTGTGGCGGCCGCTGAGGCGCTCGAAATCCACCCAGGCGCTGGATGCGGAGACCTGCACGGTGCATGTGCCGTCATCCGGATTTTCATTGATGACGGGGCTGTCCATCCGGCCCTCGAAAATCAGGATCGGGTCCGCGATAATGGCCAGATCGTCGTCCAAAAACGCTTTGTAAATCCGCAGGGGGCGGTCGATGTAGTTCTCGCTCAGGACGGCGGAGACGGCGCTCTGATCGACTCCGGAGAGCTGCACCGTGATGTTCGCCACCTGCAATTCGCTCGTCTCCTCGATATCCGAAAAATTAATGAAATGGCCCAGGGCGCTGTAGGGCTGGCCGTCCCAGATAACTTCTCGCCATGCGTCGGTGATGTAGATCGGTGTCGTATCGAATATGACCTCGACCAGGTGGATCGGCTGGTTTTTGGTTTTACCCAGTTCGGTGACGACGTCTTCGGTCGCGCCGCGGTCGGCCATTATAATGCCTCCACAAACGATACTTTGTATGAATGGAAATCCGGCGAGGCGAGTTCGAACTCCTGGATATCGGAGGCGAACGCCACGACGAACGGGACACTGGAGACCAAGATCGGTGTATCATCCGGCGGCGACACTATGAGCGCGGGCTCGATGGTGATCGCCGCGTCTCCGCCCGAGTTAGAATTGGCATCGGCGGTGACCATGTAGACCTTTATGCTGCCGGATCCGAACTTGATAAAATCGCCCGCCCTGAGTATCCCCGTTACTCCGTGGGTCCAGCCTTGCGTGTTGACGGTGCGGCCCGTCTGGCCGGCGGCGTTGACCGTCGGCGTCCCCGTGGCGACTCCACGGGCGGTCGACCACAGGGCCGGGGGCGTCAGGGTGAATGTCTCGTACTGGCCGCGCTGCTTGAGCGCAAACGCAAACACCGGCGCCAGCTCCGCCCGGGAAAGATTTGGCGAATACGTTCCCTCGATCGCCCACCGCTGAGCCCCGCCGCGGGATCGCGCCTGCCTGGCCAGGCTGTGAGAAACGGAGACCATCGTCGGCTGCCATGACGAGAATTTCATATTTGCGAACACCGGATCTGCAGGAAACGCGCCGCTCATATGCCCAGCGGCCCCCTCTGCCCGCGCCGATTGTAGGCTATGTTGACCAGGCCCACGATCTCCTGTTTATGCTGCTCCAGCGCCTGGGAGACGCTCCGGGAATCCATAGCGTTGATGGTCAGGTTGATGTTGACCTCGCCGCCCGGCGCCTGGGCGGCCTGGCCGCCGAGCTGGCTGGCCATCTTGAAAAAGTCTTTACGCTGGCCGGGGGTCATGGTGGACTCGTCGTCCGTGGTTACGGTGAGCCGCTCGCCCGGGCCAATGCCCTTGTGGTACCGCGGCAGCATATCCGGGTTCGGGACAATCCGGTAGAATGTCGGCTCGTTGCCCATGCCGCCGGTATGCATGCCGAATGCCGTTGTGCCGCCTGCGCCGACATGGGCGGGCGCACCGGTATTCATGCCGCCGCCGCCAGTGACGTAACTGCCCACGAGCCCGAGCAGACCCTCCCAATTGAAGCTACCGGCCTTCTCTGCCAGTAGCCCGGTGATATTCTTCTGGATCATGATCCGGACCATGTCCCGGATGATCGAGTTGGCCAGGTCGGTGAAATTGAGTTTCCCCGTCATGACGAAATCGGTCAGGGCGTCGGTCATGCCGGCGAAAGCCTTATCGATCGCATCGTACATCTGTTTGCCGGTGTCCTTCGCCTGGTTCGCGACGTTTTTCAGGCCCAGGATGATGGCGCCGAAGGGGTCCTTCATCTCGGCGTCCCGGGTCAGATCCGCGATCGCCTTGCGAGTGCTGATTTCCTTGTCGGCCTGCGTATTCCACGCAGTGGGATCCTTCGCGCGATCGATGTTATCCCGGGCCGTCTGCTGGATTTTTAAAAGCTCCGTCGTGAGACGGATACGCTCCTCCAGGGTGTCATTGTGGGCCGTGCCGAGCTTCTCGGCGATATCGAGTTCCGCAAGCTCTTGCGTAATCGCATTTTCCTGGGCGACCATCCACTCTACGTTGGCTTTTTTGCGATTCTCTGCCGCCTCCTTTTCCTGCCGGCGGGCTTCGTTGAGTTTCGTTAGATATTCTTCAAAACCTTTTTTCGCCGATTCGGTAGCGGCGTCATTTTCAAGGGCTCTGGCGGCCTGGTCGATCAATGCCGCCGCTCCCGGGATGGTCTTAAATTCGGCTTTTAGTTTTTCGGAATCCTTTTGGATATCAATGAGCTTTTTATCAAAATCCTCAAGCCCCTCGCCGGCGATCTGGGCGTTCAGCGTCCTGACCGTGTCCACCCATTGTTCTGCGAGCCGTTCCGCCGCTTTTTTGGCAGATTCCGCATCCGTTTCAGCCTTCTTCGCCGCCTTTGCCGCATCAATCTCGGCCTGTATTTTAGCCATCACAGCGCCACGGTCGGCCTCGGCCTTGGCGATATCATTCTTTTTCTGATCCGGAGAGCGTTCGTCACCGCCTTCCGGCGCACGGAGCCCCAGCGCCTCCATGCCCGACTGGCCAACCTTCCGGGCGCGCTCCTTCAAGTCTTCGTATCTTTGCCAGGCTTGATCCGCCTGATATTTAGCATTCTGCCAATCCCGGAGCATCTTCGTTTGATTTTCGGGCGTGGCGCCGGCGGAAAATCTATTGTAAAATTCCTCTTTCTGCCGCGCCGTGTTTTCAAGATTTCCCGCGGCAACGGCCCGCAACCCAGCAGCCAGGAGAAGCGCCCCTCCGGCGGATATTTTCAGGCCGTTCCAGAGTTTTCCGAGGAGATCGATAATGCCCTTCCCGAGTTCTTCCTTGAATTCCTGGACCTCGACTTTAAGCCTTTTGATGCCCTTTGCTGCATTATCCGCCGACGCGCCGAACTTGGCCTGGTCCACCGCGGCGTTGGCCAGGACCAGATCGAGAAGGTTGATCTCCGTCACTCCCTCAGCAGCGGCCTTGTTCAGGAGATTCATTTGTTCTTTGGTGACTGCGCCCATCTGGCGCAGACTCCGGGGCATATTCGTGGCTATACCCTGGATCATGCCGTCAATGGCCTCGCCGACATCCCGACCGGTCTTGCGGGCTGCAAGACGCGCCGCTTCAAAAAGTTGTGGAATCTTCTCCGGGTCGATATCCTGGGCCATCGCGAAAGCGGCCCGCTGCATCTGGTCTGAATCGTCCACCATGCCGTCGGCTGCCTTATTCATGGCGGCGCGCAAGCGCGCAGCATTCACCTCGCCGGCCTCGGCCATCGCCTTAAAAGCCTCTTCCGCCTTGAGCGCTTTCCCGCCGAGATCGATGTACTGCATGACTTTTTGAAACGCCAACCCGACGCCCACGGCAGCAGCGGTCAATGCCATCCAATGGTTTTTCATCGTCTGCAAAACGCCGTTGGTCTGCTGGACGCCCGTTTGCGTATCCTGCAGATGGCGCTTGAGATCGTTGAAAGCCGCATCGGTTTTGCTGAGCGCCTCGATGACCAGTTGAACCTTGTTTTCTGCCATTTTTAGCCTTTAATTTTTGCTTAACCCTTTGACTGCTCGTCTTTTCCCTGTGCCATGACCGTCACCGTCCGGCTGCATGATGCGCAATTTTTGTTCTTTTTCGCCGCCTTGCACGCTTTGCAATATTGATCCTCCTGCCGCGTTTTCTTCTGGTCGCCCGTCTCACCGACCAGGAAGTGAATCACCGCTTCCCGGAAGAGCGCGTCGCGCCGACGCCATTCTATCCAGCGCCGGCACTCTCCGTAGGTGAACCCCCAGAGGATTCCGTCCCGGCGGGTAATGTCTCCGCCGGCAAGGAGGACGCAGAGGTCATCGATCCCATCCCCGCCGTCATCTGCTCCATGATCTTCCCCGCGGCCATGCCCAGCCTGTCCAAAAGCGATGGGAGCGGGTTGCAGACGAAAAAATCCTCGACCACCTCGAAGATCTGCTCCGGGGTGATTGCAAACTCGATCTCGGCAGCCAGGGCTTCGATATCTTTATCTCTGGGCGAGAACCCCTCGGGGATCAGGACGATGGCCAGCGCCGCGGGAAGATGGTCGTTCAGCGCGTCGACCAGGCCCATCGAGTCCACATTTGTCGGGATGGTCACCCCCTTCAGGGCGGCCAGGAGCTGGCGGAGCTGCCCCAGAACGAGCGGCTTTTGGACATAACTCTTGCCGCCGATGTCATACTTTTTCTCGGTCATGGAATTGCCTTTCATTTTCGTCAGGGGACACGATGCGATCCCTTCGGGCTTCCGCATCATGTCCCCGCGTCGTTGCGGTTAGAACGTCGCTATCGGGCTCAAGAGCACCATCCGGAGGGCCGAAAGGTCGGAGTCGGTGTTGTAGTAGGCCTCGAATCCCAACTCCACCAGAAGGCCCGTCGGCCCGGTGATCACCGGGGACTGGGGCTTAAAAATCATTTCGTCCATGTAGAAACTCATCTTCTCGTTGCCTACCGAGGCGCCCGTTCCCGCGCCCTTGGCAAAGTGCATGGCCAGCGTTGTCTCTGTATTGGCCAGCGCCAGGGCATAGAGGACCGTATCCTCGAAGAGGCAGGTTATATTGCCCGTCACTCCGGCCAGACCTTCGCGCAGCGCCCTCCGCTCTCCCGCGCCGCCCACGGCAAAGGTGTTGCCGTCCAGACTATTGGTGAGGGAAAGATCGTAGCCCACGACTGTGGCTATGGACGTGCCGCCCTGCTTGATATCTCCGTTAAAGGCGTCGAATATCGTGTGGCCGTTATCCGTGGCCGTGGCATCCATCGTGGCGCTGCCGATGGTTTCTTTAGCGCCCTTGAGGGATATAGACGCGCCGATCTCCCCTTCCGTTTTGCCGGAGAGTTTGAAACTCTCGACCTTGCAGCCGTTGTAAAGCATGTATTTGGCCGACGCCAGGTCGGTAAACTGTTTTTCGATGCACATCCCGGCGGGGAGCGCCCCGATCTTGTAGGTGTGGGTGTATGGGGCGGAGCCGCCGGCCACACCATAGCTTCCGAGGATGTGCTTGAAAAGTTTCCCGTACTGGGGCGCGAGCTCGAAACTGATGTCGCCGGCGACATCCATATTGCCCCGCGCCGGGGCGCTGGGGTTGCGGTTCGAGCGGATCGTCTTCGAGGATGAGAACCCGCGCGACAACCGGAGCGACTCGCTGACAAACGGCAGGACGTGCGCGTCCGGCGATGCGGGCGTGGTTTTGTACGTCGTTTCCGTATCGAAAATCAATACGGCATTGGCGCCTGATTGCTGACTCATGGGCTATTCCTCCTTACCTTTACGCTTTGCGGAAGAGGCGGGCGGCCCCGCGCTTTCCGGTGGATTTTCCTCGAATTCCTTCAGGCGGCCCTTGCGCAGCAGGATCGCCGCCAGGTCGTCCGGGACCTCCCGCGGCACGCCGAGCTTGAACTGCCCGGCAATCCCGCAGGTCATAAACTGTGGGCCTTCGGTGTAATAAAGTTTCATTTCAAAGCCTCCTCGTGCTTGTTTAACTTCTGCTTATGGTGCCGGATCCGCCGGCGGTTCCGTTGCGATCAGCTCCGTCCGGATGCGGTAGTTCAGGCCATAAGCAAGAAGCCCCCCCGCGGCCAGGACAAGGTCCTCCTTGACCGGCCAGAGAAAGCCGTAAGGGCTGACCTTAAAGCCGATCAGATATGACCGGACATCCTCGATGATCGTGTAGGCCGTCGAGGCGCCCTCTTCACGGGATTTGACGTTTTTGGCGATCGCAACGATCAGGAAATCCATAGTATGATCGGCCCGGTTGACGCCGAGGACCTTCTTCGCGTCAAAGTCCGCCCCCAGATAGATGACCGCCAGGCAGGGGAGGCGCTGAGGGGTCTTGAGCAGATCCTCGACGTCGCCCTGCCATACGCCGACCCGGCCGCCGACGGTGTCGATCTTCTCCAACTGGGCGATGATGGCGTCCTGAATTGTTTCGATCATCTAAAACCCCGACATCTTCTCCCGGGTGAAGATCCGGGCGTTGGAATCGAAACTCGCGGCGTTATCGGTATTGGCTTGCACGGGCGTCGCCGCCCCCAGGCTGATCCGGCCCGCCGCTGCCGCCTCCAGGAACCGGATCGCCTCCTTATTCCGCTCCTTGCGGATTTCGGGCATCTCCAGGTCGCTCTGCGAGTAGAGGTTGTAGAGGGCGATATCGATGGAAACCTGGGTGATCTTCGGCGGCACCGGCGACAGCGGAACAGTGTAAGTTCCCTGACAATAGGCGTCTATGGTGGCGTCGGCGTCGGCGATCGCGGCGGCCACTTTCGCGTCGTCCACTTCGCCGGCGCCGGCTTCGTCCGTGAGCGTGACCAGGGTCGCCTCGTCGATCCGATCGAGGATGCTTGCCTGCGTGCAGTAGGCCATTACCGTTTGCCTTTCTTTCCGGCTTTGACCGGATCTTTGCCGCTTTCAACCGCTTTAACCGTATTGGCCGCCTCTTCTGCATCCTCCTGCGGGATCTCCAGATTTTTCGGAGCGGCCGCCGCCTTCTCCCGGGCGACCACCACAACCAGCATCGGATCAGTCTTGAGAATCTTTATCTCCGCTGGGGTAAACCTGCCGTCCGGATACTCGACTGCCTCAGCGGGATGAGCCACTCCACAACGCCGAAACCCGGCTTTTTTGCTTTTGATTACGATCATGTGTCTGTGCTCCTTTCACCCCCACCCTGGCCCTCCCCCGTCAAGGG